CACTCATGGGCTGAACACCCATGATGTCGAACGCGATCAGGTTTGGTGCAGTTCGTCGAACAAGGCTGATAAGGACGGGATCGAACTTGTCAGCATTCGCTGTTAACGTCTCTGGCGTAGATGACTCTCCAAGGAGACTGGCAGATCCAGCACCCTGAACATCGGCTTGCTCACGCAGAGCCCGTTCTTGCTGCTCAAGCATGTGAGCTGTGACTACCTTACGATAGTTATTCTTGATCTGAGGTAGATCCTCGTGATCGAGAACTGGTTGCCACTTATTGATTAGTTCTTCATTCAACATGTTTCGTTCTCCTTGAAAAGTTTGTTGAATCAGTTCTGTTATTCAACAGTATCCTAATTTGTATTTATAAAAGTTAAGTTTTCTACTCTTTGACAGTTCGCTTTAGCACGTTGACATACGATGCCATCGCAGCATTTCGAGGAGCTTCCTCAACGATTCCATTCTCAGAAATCTCGGCTTCCTCGTCTAGCTGTACGGCACCACCCTTGGACGTTCGAGGAAAATAGTTTTCCTTGAGCGTATCAAGAGCTTGTCTGTATTGGTCAACATCCTCAAAACCAACACCTTCTGAAAGACCTCTCAGCTTCTCGGACTCCATGCTTGTTAGTTCGGCAGTTGCCTCATTGACAAGCTCATCCCGCTGATAATCTTCAACAATCGAGTTAAGCTCGATGTTAGTCTCGATTGCTTCATTGAGTTTCTCTTCAAGATCCTCAACTCGATCAGCAAGACTATCAACGAGATCAACCTTCTCCTCTGGAACATCAATATAATGATCTTCAAAGAGTTGCTTGAGTCCACCAATGAACTCTTCAGTAATCTCTGACTTGATGCCACGCTCAACAGCAAGCTCATTCTCTTGCATCCAGTTGTCTACGGCATAGTCGAGATATGAATCAATCTGGTTGGTAAGTTCCTCGGCAATCTCAACAACTGACTCTTCCAGCTTGGTGTTGAACTCTTGCTCGATTAGCTCGATCTCTTCATTGATCTTGGAAACGACTGCCGCCTCGAAGATGGTAGTCACTTGAGACTTGAACTCCTCGGAAAGATCGTTCTCTCCGAAGATCGCGTTCAGGTCTTCTGTAAGATCAATGTCATCAGCAGTGATTGTCTTGCGCTCAAGAACGGGAATGGAGGCTTCATCCTCTTCGACATCCTCTGTTCCTTCGTCAAGCATCGCTGCCATGAGTCGTGAGTAGTTACCCGCAAGAGAATCCTTATCAAGACTCTTCAGAGTCTCAAAGATGGATCGAATCATCTCTTGCTTTGTCTCGGGAATGTCAAGATCCTCAAGATCCTCAAGATCAACGTCCTCTTCCTCATATACTTCTACTTCAGAGGGATCGTCGCCTTGACCCTTTGTCTTGACCTCAGCCTTGACCTTTTTCTTTGAAAGGGGCTTTCCCTTTGGTTGAGCAACAGGCTTGACTTCTCCACTCTCGGGAGCATCACCTGTTCCACCACCACCCGGCTTGCTGGGTGACTCTGTTTGCGCTTCCAGAAGCTCTGCTTCCAACTCAGCCGCGATCTCGTTCGCTAGTTGGTCGATCTCTTCGTCGAGCAGAGTATCGTCTACAAAGTTTTGTTCCGTATCCATTATGTCCATCTCCTTAGAAAGAATGGAAAAATCCACAGTTTATTCTATGTTATTTATAAATCCTATAATTTTGACAAAAAGGATTTGAATAGATGTAACTTGGCTTCTTCTAGTTTCTTTCGGTTAGTTTGTTGTAGTTCTCGTCTCATCCTCGAAATCTCTTGCTCACGAATGATTCCATTGTCCCAAACCCATTCCTTTCCTTCCATGACACCCTCAACGAAGGCTTCTGGAGCAGATGGATCTGCTACAATGTCGGCAGCGGTAGCAAGATAAAAGTCGTCCTGAACAATGTTTGTTCCGTTCACATTCTTCAAAGAACCCATTCCTCTTGAGGAAACACCTAACTTCGCACCTTCGTCAATCAGATTCTTGACGATCTTTCCATAAGGAGTGTCCATGATCTTTGCTTTTCCTACCCAGTTATTACCATCTTCACGCAGTTCCTTAATCATATGAGAAACACGCTCAAGATTCACAACTGGACCGTCTGGATGTCCAAGCTCTCCAAACGCACGATTTTGATTTACATAGTTGTTGATATACTTGTTGACCTGTTCACCCAAAGTCTTTTTTGGGTAGATTCTTCCGTTTCGGTTCTTCTGCTCAGATTGCATGAAGACACCCTTGATGAAGTGACTCTTTTCGCCATTCTTTTCTTCGGTGATGAACTCGATTTTTTCGTCATCAACCATTTCGGAAATTAGTTTCATGGTTCTTCTTCCTCTGATGCTGGCTCAATGTCATTCAGCCAGTTATTTGAAATCTCCATTTTCTTTGTCATCAAGGCGTCACTCATCTTTGCTGCCAGTACGTCATTGATCTTTTCAGCAAAGCTGTTGGGATCTTCACCTAATGCGTCTTCAATCGCAGCGTGGATTCTTTCTTTCATTATGTTCTCCTTATAAAGCGTTGTCTTTTATTTATATCAATCAAAATCTTCGTCAAAATTTTCTGCTAGTTGAATCGACCTTGAACGAATGCCTTTGACTCGTTTGAATGTGGAAACACTTTCGCGTTGTTGTGGTTGTTGTGGTCCAGCGGGTTCATCTTTCGCAAAGGAACCAACGCCAGCATTTTGTCGATCAAGCTGTCTTGTCTCATCTTCAAACGGATCAACATCTCCATCATCAATCTCATTTGCCATGTCACCATCCATCGTGCGAATCTCTTCTTCTGACTGATTCAGAATGTTGGCACGAACCCAGTTCTTTGAGTAGTATTTACCGACATACTCTTCAACAGACTGTAGAATCTCCATTCTGTCTCGCATGACCTCAAGTTGCTTGAGTTCAGAGAAATGTGAATCCTGTCGAAATCTATATTCAACAAGCGTCTTGAGAACACTCCAGTCTTCCTTTGACAGAATACCTTTGAGTGTTAGTTGCTTTTCGAGTAGATCATCAAAAAGATTGCTAAACCGATAACGCAAACGATTAACGAACTTTCCAAACTTCACTTCGTCTCTTGTGATTTCTGTTGCTCGACCAAGACTAAATGAACCTTCTGGTTCAAGACGAGAAACTGGAACGCCCAACGCTTTGTATAGCTTTTTCTTGAAATAGATGATGTCTTCAATCTCACCTAAGTTAGTGCCACCGGGGAGGGTGGTAATCTCTGTTCCTCTACCACCTTCTCTTCGTGGGAGCCAGAAATCCTCAAGCATCGACATATGCCTCCGATCATCTCGGACCTCCCCGGTGTCGGTATCATAGACCACTTTATTTTTAAACTTGGACATGATACCGGAAAGATATTGTTCTGCCTTGACCTTGGGTAGATTGCCAACGTCAACATAGAAGATTCTTCTTTCGGGAGCGCGAGAGATACGATAGATAACTGTCGCATCTTCCAGCATCTTGAGCTGATTCATTGGCTTGATTGCTTTATGTAGATTGCCAAGAATCATTTTGTTGCCAGCGTCAAGAATGCCGGAGTGAATGTGTGAAATCGAGTCTTTTGCGATTTTGAGTGCTTTCTGTGTGTTAGGTCCACCCAATCCACCAACACGATTCGAGATTCCACCGGGATAGTATAGGTAATACTCGGTGGTGTTCTTTGGAAGAGCAGACAACTTGTCACCTGTTAGTTTCTGACCTTTTGTTTCTCTTACCTTTTTGATCTTTCGTGGGTCGATTGAGCGAAGTTCTTTGATTCCTTCCTTTGGATTCTGAACATCAATCATAACATGGTAGTATAGTCTTCCGTCAACATACCACTTCTTGAAAATATCATAGGCATATTCATTGAAAGCAAGAAGACGCAGAATCTCGTCGAACTCTTCGAGAATCTGCTTCTTGATTTTCTCTGGAATGTCTGCGTTTCCAAGTGAGATTGAAACCGGAGCCTGACCATGCTCTGTGATGACAGCTTCGTTGATGATGTCGTCAATGGCAAGTTCAACTTCAGGATTCATTGCCATTTCACGATAGCGAGTGATTAGTTCGACTTCGTTCTTGACTGTTCCCTCAAGGTCGAGATAGGTTCCATACGCACCACCTGTTACGTTAGGTCCACTAACCTCAAGTGACGCATCTGAGTTTTCAGGCAAAGAAAATGCCTGAAGCCTATCTTCAGGCACCTTCTCTTCATCTTTACCTATCTCAAATCCTAGTATTTTGAACTTTGCCATAGTGTATACCTTTCTGAAAGTTGTATACTATGTATGCTCTCAGAAAGTAAGACCTTTAAGTTGTGGAATGTACGCTATCAGTGGCTTTCCAATAATCATACTGCCATGTGACTGAGAACTCTTCCAACTGATCGTTTGAACTCCAATCAAGATCAATCGCAGCAACCGCTGAAGGCCAGCAGTTGACCATAGTAATGGTTTTAGCGATGCTTCCGTCTTTGGCATAGTGAACTACTTGAGCATCAACTTGATAGTCTGTGCCAGACAAAAGACGGTCATTCTCACCATGACTATTAATCGCGTTCATCCAGTTAATCAAGCCACCGTGAACAGCAAAATCTTCATCGTTAATGATTGTTGTAGTCCATTCGTCGAAAGTTCGATTTCCTGCTAGTTTTATGACACGACCGAAATATGGAACTTCGACCATACCAAGATTGACACCGGGAATTTGCGCTCCCTTGCACATGAACGTCATTTTCTGACCCGCCTCACCAGTTTGAACTGCGGTAGGAAAAGGAATCGTGACTTCAAACAGGTTGGGGCGAGCTGCCTGACCTGTAAGCTGCGCTCTGAAATTATTTATTGAAAAAGGCATTATTTATCTCCTTGTTAATCCTATTTCTATTTATAAGGACAACCTTAGAAATTACCAACAACTTCAGAGAATTCAACCCCAGTTGCTACCGCAACAAAGTTTAGCTGAATGAAGTTAATTGAACGAGTTGGTTTGATGTAAATATCTCCCACAAACTCATTCCTATCAATTACACTTCCGGGGTTGTTAGTTTCATCACAAATAACAATAAAGTCTGTGATGCCTCTTCGACCCTTAATGTCTCTAAGGAATGGTTCAACCATGTTTCGGAACATTGCTCGCGTGAAAGCATCGTTGAACTCGAACAAAGAGAACTTCGCTGCGGTTGCGATTGCCTTCTCAAGCACAATGAACAGACGCCGCACGTTGATCCGATCAAACGCACTTGGTCTTGTTTGCATTGTCTTATCACCAAACAAAATTGTACCTTGTCCGGGGAAAGAAACAACGGGATTATATTGCTGTAGGTACAGCGCATCTCGATGTGTCTTTGATGGGTTGTAAGCAAGTCTGGCTACGTTTTTGATTTGACCACGATTATAACCAGCAGGACTGAACCAAGCATCACGTTGTTGATCTGTTCGAGCAACAAGACCAGCAACATCACCATTTAGAGGAATCCATTGGTATCTCTTTGTAAACTTGTCGTATTGATATTTCCAACCAGTGTCCATGAAAGCGTATGACGTGTTTTTGTTTACACCACCAGAAGTTGCTGCAGCATTTCTAAAGCCGGTAACTCGATTGGTGAGATTATCCAGCTTCGTAGCTTCAGAAGTCGCATTTACAACGTCCGACTTATTGGGTGAAATAAACGCAACGCAATCCTTTCGAGTTGTGGCAAGATCGACAACATATCCTTTGACACTAGCTTGATCGTTTTCACTAAGACCGGCACCGCCAGCACCCGTCACCAATAGAGAAACGTCTTCTTGCTCGGTATCCGCAAAAATATCCCAAGCAGTTTGCATATCACCTACAGTAAGATAACCATCAGAACCGCCCGATAGTTTTCTACTGAAAACACCGTCTCCGGCAACATTTCCAAATGCTCCCGAGTGATCGTCTACAACTTCGGAAAGCGTCTTACCAAAAGTAGCATCGACTTTTGTATCAGTTCCAATGCGAATATACCTTGAAGATTGATTGATTACATCCTTCCAATAAGCAGTTTCATTTGAATCATTAAGACCGTCTGAAGCCTTTGATAAGAAGGGGTAAATCTCAAGAACATCATTGGCAGTGTCAGTAAATCCATTTACCCCCGCATTTAGGACGGCAACATGTAATTCGTCGCGAATAACATCTCGATTAAGAGCATAGCTACTTGTATTTGGAGCTGCGCTGAAATATGTGTTTACTGCCCAGTTGTCAAACTTTTCTGTATGATCGCAGATTTCCACGATGATTTCATTTCCTCTCGCACCAGCATACTTCGCATAAACAACATTAGCAGTTGTTCCCTGTTGTCCTAAACTCAACCAGTCATCATCATTCTCGATGAGTTCCGCACCATTGCCGCCGCCGTAGTCTGCCGCGTTTAAACTTCCTGTAGCTTTGGCTCGAACAGTACGGAGCGCGCTGGTGTAAGAAAGAAAGTTAGCTGCCGCTGCAAAGTCGGCAACAGTATTTGAGTCTGGAGCGCCAAACATCTGAACCATGTCATCTTCAGAAGTCATCAAAAAAGACTTGAGCATTGGACCCCAATTAAATCGACCGGCAAACGCACCAACACTCGTTGAAACGGCAGGAATTACTGTCGTCAAGTCAATCTCAGATACATTTACTCCGGGTGAAACTTGAAAAGGCATGTGTTTTCTCCTTTTAAGGAATATGGCAATATGATAATTTCAAACCAAATCATAACTTTATTCTTTGATATTTATAAAAAAGCCATTTTTCATTGCCTATTCACATAGAACCATTCCTGCCCCTCTGCGTCTGTAAAGCTCGTTTCCTCATCATTACTGATGAACCCAAAGGGTAGCAACTCGTCTTCAAGTGCCTGCATTTTCTCATCAAGTAACCGTCTTCTCAGATCCATATCTGTTATGTCTTTGAAGTGTGGTTGTGAAGTCAACCACGCAAATAACAACATGGACATAACAAGATCATCATGGCAACCAACATCAGCTTCATAGGACTGACCCTTTGAAACGAACGAACTCATCTCGGATATGGTATCAAAGTCATTCGTGATGAGCTTTTCATTTTCAATCAAATCCTTCAGCGTCGAACATCCAACCTGCTTCACCTTCTTGGACATGGTGATACCAAGCTGTGTTGAACCTTTTCCAAATCCACCATCAAACACCTGACCCGCACGCCCCTTTGACGTAATCAACACAAGGTTCTCATACTCCATCTCGCCATGTAGAATATCTGCCACCTGTTGACCAATACCATTTGTCTCCACTAACACATAGGCATCATTATATTGTTTGGCAGTTGATTGAATAATACTTGGATATAATAGTGGTGATATGGAGGAGCTTCTATATTTGGCAACGTGTCTGTAAGGAAACTTGGTGGCATCAAAGACAGAGAATGCCGAGTAGTCAAGGTTCTCACCACGAGAAACATCTACACCAATGGCATACACATGATCTTCTTTTGGTTGTTCGTATATGTCAATGCCACCCTTTTGTTCAATCGGATTCTTGAACACGAGATTCTTGAGATAGGCAGCATTGATGAGTGTGTTGGTTCCACCTACGAACTCTCCTTCAAACTCCTGTGCCCATCGCTCTCTTCCGATGTTGCGAATGGTTTCTTCTTTCCATTCGTCATCTCGACCCGGAACATCTTTCCAATGAACACTCACCGGAACATAGTTGTTCTTTCCGCTATTGGCATCTTCCCACATCTTGTAGAAATGGTTCAATCCGTTAGGTGTAGACACCACCACAATCTTGGTTGACTTACCCGATGAAATGGTAGGATAGACAGATGCCATGAACTCATCGGCAATGTTAGGTGGAACGAACGCAAACTCGTCGAGTAGAATCATGTTGTAGGTTCCACCACGAATGGCAGAACTGGAAGTGGACGAGGCAATAATCTTGGAACCATTTTCAAGCTCGATGTTACCCTTGTTCCAGATCAACACACCCTGCTGAAGAAACTTGGGTAGATTTTCGTATGCGAGTTGAAGACGACTCAGAATGTCACGAGCAAGTGAACCTTTGTTGGCAAGAATGGCAATGTTCACATCCTCGTTGAATAACACATACCACAGAAAGTATGAAACAACAGTAGTTGACTTACCAACCTGTCGGGGCGTACAGAAAATCGAAAAGCGATTATTGTGTATGGTGTTGACCATCGTGCGTTGAAAATCGTACAGTTCAAATGGAATGATACCAAGGTCAACGCTGACCACCTTGATATAGTTTTCAATAAAATACTCAGGATCTTCCGAACACTTTAGATACTCATCAAGTTCATGTTTTGTGAAGTTGTGCTTGGTTCCGGCTGGTTTGAGATTCGGATTACCAAGATATGCGGTTGCGTCTTCACTCATCGCGTTTGGCATCCTTTATCTTTTGACTAACAAGCCCTTGACCACGCAGAAACTTTTGAAGTTCAGCAGTTGATCCCATGAAGATGGCATTCTGTGTGACCTTCTTGGCAGACTCTTCGTTCTTGATCTTCTTCATGTCTTTCTGAAGCTCGATCAAGTCTTTGTTTGTCTCTGCTAGTTGACGCATGATCTGACCAACAACTTCATAGGCACGAGGATGATCGGAACTTTCGGCAAGTTCGACAATACCTTGTAGTGCGACAGCACCAGTCTCTATAATGTCTTGTAGGTTTTTACGAACGTACTCGTAGTCTTCGTCTTGATGTTCGTGACGCACATCAAGAGATTTCTCCTCTGGAGGGAGGACTTCCATGTTTTCTTCTTCATTTTCCATAACAACTCACTATTCCTTGACGGCTATCTTTATGTAGTTAATGTCTGTTTCAATTTTCATATCACTAGAAGACTGTGCGTTAATCAATTCAAATCTTAACGCAGTAATAATTCGATCATTCCAATCTGATTTTGAAGAAAGGTCAAATGTTATGGTCTGATACCCATCAGGAAGATTATCATAATTACTTATTCCACTATAAGACGATGAAACGGGTGCTACAGCATATCTCGTTACCAAGTCATCAGTCCAATCTTGTTCAGCACTATCAGTTGTCAACCAACGAAGTTTACCAGAATGATTAAATGTAGCACCTGTTCCAACGGTCTGTTTTGTTTTGTATGATATAGAAACCTCTTGATAGTTCTTTCCATAAAATTGCTCGAAAATGTAGTTTGGTGTGGTGTTAGCATATATTTGTAAATAAACCCCCTCTTCATAGGGATCTCCAGAAACTCGTGTTATTGTATGCTTTAACGATTGCCCAGTCTCAGATAAACAGCATCGCCTTCACCTACATCGGCTGTTTCATAAGTTTCCCAACCCTCATACGAATTGTTTCCTGCTGCTACCCCAAACTGTATAGTTGAAACATATGCTGACTCTGTGAAATCCCAATATCTAAACGTATTTGAGCTTTGACCAACATTAAATATTCTTGTAGAGATGCCATAATCGCTATTTGCCTGAATTAAAGTTGGATCAATACTTAAATGTGGATTCGTTGTTGCCAGACCATTCGCAAACTGACCGGGTGTAATATAAACCTGTTCATTTGTGTTTGTAACTGATACATTAGTTGTTGGATGAAGATTAATCATAATCTTATTGATAATTCCAGAATTTATAACTGGACCAAAAAGTGCTGCTTTCATAATAAAGTCAAGAGTCCAAATAACAACTCGCCTTTCGTCATACCCTGATTCATAACTGTCTTCAACATTTACTGCGTTTAAAACTACAGGAAGATCCATGTTGATTCCAAGATCAGTTACGCTCTTCAAACTAACAGTGAACTCTGGTGTGAAAAAGGGTAGAATCTGTTCAATGATGTGTGTTCCATCTTCAATATTTTCAACATAACAGTTAAGTTGAAAGTTTATGTCATAAGGAACCGGAGAATAGGTTGAAGCAATCTCATTGTTGGATGTGGCATCTTTTCTTCCATAATATCTCTGCATTGTGTTGAGTTTTCTCTCTGGAGCATAATTTAAAGATACCATTTCAAACGACAATCTTGGAAGAGAAAGCGCAACAGGTTTGTCGAGTGACAAATCCTCATTGATGCGTTCAATATACCTCTGTCTCGGAGCATAGGTAAGAGGAATCGCAATCGTGTTGGTTCCTTCACCGCTCGCAGCCGGACGATTGATTTTGATATTGTTGAATAGCGTGCCAAACGCAACAACAAAATCTCTTATTAGTCCATGTGAGAAAACTTCAGCTAACATGATTTAGAAACTCCCAAATGGATTATTCTCATCGAAATCCAGTATTTGTCTGCCTTCAGTTTCAATGGCATAGTTTTCTTCTTTGGTGCTGGCTTCTGCCAAAGCATTGGATGTAAAGGCTTGACCTCTTGGTCCAGTCGTTCCTGCGATCTGGTCAATCTCATCAATGCCGGTGTTGATGGCTTGCTGATTGTAGGCAAAGAGTTCACATCGAAGATCATAGACAGGAAGTGTTCCTGCCTGATAGAAAATGCTTTCATGTTCAACAAACTCGATTTCAAATAACTTCTTATTGAGAGGGAAGTAGATCAGATCACCTTCGCGTGGTCGTACATAACCTGAGTCGAGTTGTTCAAATCGTCGAATGGATGTCGTAAGTGTTATTTGGTCACGAATGTCAAGACCAAACTTGGAAAGGAACTCACCCTGACCCTCAAAGCCTTCCACGTTTTTGATATACATTTCAAGTAGATACGCCGACTCATAGCTTTCCAACACATCCTCGCCATAGATTTGATCGGCACTTGATGATGACTTTCGTGGCATCCAGTATACATCAATACCATAGAACTTGATGCTCTCTATGATGAGATCGTGAACAAGATTTTGCTCTGGTGAGCTTGAGTGTTGGTTGATGTAGTGATTCGTGGGCATGACTTACCCCACCAAAAAATCTACAGGAAGCTCGTAGGAGAGAGACATTTGCTCTTTGAGACGTTCGATCTCGGTGCGAGCATCTTCAAGGATCGCTCTACCATTTAGTGTGACACCACCGGGAAGCTGAACACCCTCGAACTTGCTAAGATTCATTCCCCATTGCTCTTTGACTAATGCCGTCGCATAATCCTTCAGGAATGGATCGCCCCAAAGTTCTGTTGTGTCGCCAACCTTCTGATAGGTTTCAAGAACGATATAGTCACCCTCTGCCACATCCACACTCCAAGCCCAATCAATGTAGACTTTGTTAGTGATGCGATTGAAACGAAGATTACTCATGCCGCTAATCAAATCTTGAACCATGTTGAGATGTGACAGTCTCATCCAATAGTTCTGCATCTCTCGAACACCACGAGTGCTGTATGTGGCAATATCGTTGAATGCCATCTGGTATCGAACAGAGAACATGTTGGTCGTCTGCCCAGATGATGCGAGCATTCGACTGATTCCAATAATGGAGTTGCCTAAATCTGCTCCAAGATCCAAATACTTTTCAGAAATGTCGGTAGCAGTTACCGGGTGCGAAACAAACAGCTTCTCTGTGCCATCGAAGTGATACTCTTGCCAGAAGCGAAGCGCATCATCAATGCGATCCTCAATCTGATCTTCGTCGATGTTGATCTCAATGACCGGATGACCGAGCTTGCGCTTGATGTAATCTTTGAAGGTTTCCCGTGTTGTTGGAACTGCCATTTATCGTGATACTCCCGGTTTGACTGTAATCATACCATCCAAAATCTTCAACCTCTCTCCAGCATCAT